CATCATTGTCACGCCAAGTTAAGAATCCTCGGCATGAACCCGACATCTGGCCAGTGGCGCGTTTTCTCCAGCCACCTATGGGTCGTAAAGTGTTCTCGTACCAGCGCACTAGGTTTGCGTCATACCATCGGCCTGCCGACTGGTATTCAGTGCCGTTTCTGTAAATGCCTGGTGGTAATTTGATTGGTATGTACATGGCAGTGCTTATTTGATGTTTGAGACAAAGCTCATTGTGACAATGGCTGATGGGACTGCTGGCCGCGTGGGGCTTGTTCCGGCAGGGTATTGCTCAATGGTGACACCCACATCGGTCGGCCTCCACATTATCTCAACATAGTCAGTCGCATTTAAGCTCACAAAGTAATTGATGGCAGCAATGGTGTGATACGGGTCCCCAGCACCCTTTCTGGGTGCAAAGCCAAATCGGCTGTTTGAGTTGGCCACATTTGTGCCATTGACCCGAAACCAGACATCCACATCCTGAGAAGCATTTGTCGTGTTTGTAAACTGAATGGAAAACTGCAAGTTCCAGATTCCGGCATCGGCCACAGTGATTCTGGACCCACTGGCCATAGTCACGCCATTGGCATAGTCTATGGTGTTAAATGTGACCGCATAGGCCGTGGTGGTGTTGGCAGCCACTTGGTCGGTCGAGTCTTGAAATGCCCCATGAGGCGCATTCATGAATCGGCCACCCCTTGGTCCAAACAAAGACCCCAGCACACTTGACAGCTTTTTGAAGTAAATGTTCAAAGAGCCATTGTTCTCATTGAAATGCCTGCGCTCATACACCTCGGTCGGATAACCAAGGTTTGGGACTACCGGATTCTCAAGTTGTTGGGTTTGACTGGCCATGACTCGATTTTGCCCTAAACGGCCTCCAATGGATAAGTCTTTTCATTGACACAAAATCGGACTACGATAATTTTGCAGCAATCGGCTGCTTTAACTGGGGAATATCATGAAATTTGAAATGGAATTCGGCTGGATTGAACCAGAGAAAATTACAGTGGAAACGCATGATTTTGACAAAATTCAGATCATTCAAGAATTTATCCTCTTCCAAGAGGAACACGGCTGGGCAGTCGACTATGTTGCCGTTGAGCCTGATGATGAAGACTTTGAAGAAGAAGACGCTGAAGAAGAAGAAATCCCACCTTTCGCTTTAAACGCTCATGAGCCTTTGTAAGTTACTTTGCCAAAAGGTAAAGTCCCACATTTGAAAAAGCATAACCCGCATAGACAATTGCCATGTGCGGGTTATCTTTCCACAGCTGCTCCCCAGCAATGTAGGCATAGATTGCCCCAGTCAGAATGATTAGCCAGGCGCTCAAAATTCCCCCACATCAATGACTTCACCCCTAAACTGGACCATGTCTTCGTCAAACTTGTGGACCAGCTCTGGCCACAATAACTGGCCATTAAAGAAGTTCAGCACCGCAAAGCCTGATCGGTGATTGCTTGGATTGATCTCGGCATAGGTGAATTGAGGCCCATCAGTCTCGGCCAGTGTCCCTGTATCTACCCCGTATCTACACCCGTTATAGTCGCTAAATGGCGTGACTTTCAAAGAGTGCAGATGCCCTGTCACCACCGAGACCCCAGCATTCACAGTGTTATTGTGGGTGGCGTGGACACCGCCTTTGTATCGGTGCTTAATGATGCACTGCTCAGTGGGCCAAACTGCCCAGCAGAAGTCCCAGTCTGGGATATGGTCTGTGAGCTTGAAACCTTTGACCTCTTTGAATTGTGGCGCGTGTTGGGCCAGTCGGTTGCCAAATCGAATGTCATGGTTTCCCCATGTAAAGAGCAGCTTTACATTGTGTCTGGCTGCCTTGGCCACTTCCTCGATTTCACCCAATGCGCCTTGGCAGGCTTTCAATTCTTGAATGACTGAAGTTTGGGGCAGTTCAGTCACATCATGGCGCGATATAGATGCACCATCAAACGCATCCCCATTGCAGATGATGGCCTTTGGCTTGAATTCTTGAATGGCCCACAGTAATCCCTTAAATGCAGTTGTTCTTTGACCAGGTATAAAGTGCGCATCAGAGAACACAATCACAGTGCCATCCAACATCCCAAGTTCTATTTGCTTGAGTGGACTGAATGACTTGGGTTTGTTTTTATCGTATTGCGTACCACGATGGTCACTTGCATGAAGTGCCATGTTGTATTTTTGCTCAATATGTCTTCTGCGTAGATGAACAGCCCTATTGTGTATCCCTAGATGTTCAGCCATTTTTGTGGCAGATTGCAGTTGACCCCACAGCTGGATAAATTCGGTGTCAGTGCAAGTTTCATTATGAGAACCCATGGGAATCCTTAATTAACAACTTTTCTAGTAGATTGACCACCCTATGCTCTTGTGTCTCAATCTCATCTTGAGATGATTTAGGGTCTTGGGCCACTGTCATAAGATCATGCAAAAAGACATGAAGCAGCTCATGCAGGGCCGTCTGGTCCAAAGATTCCTTGGTAATTTTTTCCGCGCCAAAATCACCCAAACGATAAGTTGCCAGTCTCGCGCCCTCATTGAATTCCACTGAGGCCATGGCATTCTTTGCAGGCTTCAATCCCTTCTCGATGCGCCAGTCGCCAAGATTAAGCACTTGCTGCCATTTTCTAACACTTTGTGCAAAGTGCGCAGCGTCTTCTGGTGTCGGAATGTTTGACATATCAACACCTTACTGAATGTTTGTTACAGTTTAGTTTAAGCCATGTCTAAACCAGCGGCCTTGACTTCTGCGACCCGTCTTGCCCATCCCTTGCCGAATGTTGGCCAAGTGGGCAGATCGTGCAAAAAAGACAAGCGCCTGTCGTTGTAGGCGCTGACCAGTTCATTGGCATCCATACTGGCCACGGCCTGCAAGGTCTTGGGTCCAATGCCGCCATCAGGCTCGACACCCACAGCCGCTTGCAGCCACTTGGCAGCCCTGCCTGGTCCAGAGTTAATGGCAGCGTCAAAGACGCAATAATCGACACCGGCAGGCAGATCATCACCCTTGACCTTGTCCCAATATTTGGCTTTGTACATGGGGCCGACAATTTCTGGGGTCAGGCCGCGCATGGTCTTCTCATCAACCTCATGGCCCACCCACTCCTCCCAGACCCGTTTGGTCACACCAAGATTAGTCATGCCACCAGGATCGGCTGGGTGGTTGACGTAACCACCTTCATGGTGCAAGACTGCCTTCAAGCAAGATTCAAAGTTCTCTTTCATTTTTTCACCCTATCAGCAATTTTTTCCATAGTCCGACCACCAAAATAGAACGACATGACCAGCATCCCCCACTGGCCCAGTAATTCGACATAAGCACCACGGGTCTCAAGATCAAAGATGGATGCAATGGCAAAGCCAGAATAGGCCACCAAAAGGAATACAAGGGTCATAGGCCGTATATTTTTGGAAAGCCAAGAGTCACTGGCCATATCAGCTTCAGCGCGTCTGGTGACGTTTTCTTGCTCCACCTCAAAGAGCTTGGTCTCATTGGCCATTTTGGCCAGCTCACCATCTTGGAGCATTTTGGCCAGTTCAAACTGGGCCTTTGCTTTAGCCTCTGGATCAGGTATCAGCTTGTCGATCAGTTTCCCGCCCACTTGCAGCAGCGCATCTAGTCCCATCATCTTTTCTCTCCTTTGGTTTGTCGTCTTCAGATTGGTTGAGTTTGATTCCGCTTAAAAACCCGATCATGCCCCCGATCAGGGTGCTGAATGCTGGGCTGATCATTTTGAAGATTTCCCCGTTGTCCACTTCCTTGGCCCACAAACCTAGGATAAAGGCTGCGACCATGGCCAAAACTGAGATGCACAATGTAATGCTCACCATAAAGGTGACGTAAAAGGTCAGCTTCTCTTTTGTGTTTTCCATCAGTCACCTCACACATACAAGTCTATTTTTCGATTCTGGAATATCTCAATTCTAAGTCTGGCCTGCTCTGCATTTTTTGAGTAAATCTCAAAGGCCAAGTCCTCAATCGCAATCTGGGTCCTCTTTTGTTCCAGTTGCGCGTTCTGCACCTCTTGCTGCTTTAGCATCTTGCGCTCGACCAGGTCATATTCCTGTGGGTATCCAGAGGGCATGACCATGGGAAACATTCTGATCGTGTCAATCGTCATTTTGGTTTCTCCCTTTGAACAGCTCGCTCGTAGAAGTAAAGCACCTTGCCTCTCAGCTCTTGGGAATCAGCGACACCGGCCCATTCGGCAAGTTTGTTCCAGATTCCCACCAGCTGCTCGGCAGAGCAAGTGTCACCATTTCTGGTCAGCCAGATGGACATCTGCTCATGCCTGGTGCTTGGGTTTCCAATCCAGCTGACGCTGTACAAATCGATGGGGTTGCACCTTGTCTGCTGGGCCAGAACAAGGAAAGATAATAAAAGGATTAAAAGAATGGCCCATCTCACGTCATAGCCCAAACGATGATGTAAAAACACCAGATGACAGTAATGCAAAAAAGGACTGCGCTTGTAACAGCCACAGCCCAGTCATTCATTTTTTAATCCAAGTCTGCCAGACAGCACCAGCCGCCATTATTAGACCCGCCACCCACAGAATAGGCTTGGCAGCAGAAGCAATCCATCCCAAGACTTTAAAAGCACCATCAAGAGCCTTCATAGCCTCTACAAGACCTTTTGTATTCTGGTCTATGCTATCCACCTTGGTTTCAACTTCAACCAGCCTATCGTAGATTTGCTTATGGGTGACTTCGTTTTCCATGATTATGCAGACCAAGGCAATGCAGTATTTGCAGGGCTAACTGGAGGCGTAATCAATGAATTGATTTGACCTTGCACACAAGCCTGTGCGTTAGAAATGTCTTGTGCTGGAATCCATCCAATGACAATTGCTTCTGTTAATTGGTCATAAGGAATAACTGCACCTTCTTGGTCAGCAGAATTGAATCGTGTATTACCATCAACAAACGCTGAATATGTTTCATCCACTCCAGTTACTCGCCATTTGGCATTGACAACATAATTGGGGTCAGGCTGTTGCAATGTGTACATTGCTGTAATTGTGGTTGTAAATGTAGTCATGTTAGTCCTTATGGATGTGATGCTTTATATGCGTCAAATTCTGCTTTTAATTCTTGAATTGCTTTAACAAGAATTGCAGTCATGTTCTGGTCTATATACTTTAAATTGTCTGAATCTTTAGCATCAATTACCACAGAATCAGAACCTTCAATCGCCAAAATGTCTTGCGCTAAAAAACCATATCGCACATCACCAATCGGTGTGGCATCATCACGAGACTTTTTAAATTTAAATGAAACAGGATTAAGTTGATTAACAAAGCTCAACCCATGTGGTACTGGCGTAATTTGTGTTTTATCTCTTGCGTCTGAAGTAACAGTCCACGCAACCCTAATGTAAGCATTTGTAATTGAAGTATTGCCAACACCGATGTAATTACTTTGGGTAGTAATATTTATAACCCCACCATCAGCGCCCCCGTTGTAACCAAGTCCAAGATTGTTAGTGCCAGTTGTTACGCTTCCCAATGCACCATACCCCAAAGCCGAGTTGTATCCAATACCAGTAGAGCCATCTAATGCCTGATATCCAACGGCTGTATTAGCTTCGCCTGTGGCATTGTTAGTAAGTGCATCACGACCAAGTGCTACATTGTTCACGCCTGTGGTATTTGCATTTAATGCCGCAGTACCAACGGCTGTGTTGTTGCCGCCAGTAGTGTTAGAACCCATTGCCTCACCACCGATTGCCACGTTGTAACTACCAGTAGTGTTGTAATAAAGTGCTTTATAACCAAAAGCCGCTACATAAGTTCCTGTGCTGTTTGTGTAAGCGGCTTGAGAGCCAACGGCTGTGTTGTTTGTTGCTGTGCTGTTAGTAGTAAGTGCGGCATAACCAACTGCAACATTGTTTGTGCCTGTATTTGAATTCCCTGCCAGATTACCTAAAAAAGCCAATGAAGCATTGTCAGTCTTAGCATAAACAGTTCCTTCTGTTGTTGGTGTAGCAGAAGAACCACCACCGCCACCAGAAGCGGCAATCGTAATTGCACCAGCAGCATTGGTAATCGTGACGTTTGTTCCCGCAGTCAATGTCGCCTTAGTCAGCGTATTGCCTGTGCTGTTACCAATTAACAGTTGACCATCTGTGTAAGATGTTTGTCCTGTACCGCCATTGGCGACTGGCAATGTTCCTGTCACGCCTGTAGATAAAGGCAAACCAGTTGCATTGGTTAAAGTGCCACTTGTAGGTGTTCCAAGAATCGGAGTCACCAATGTTGGTGAAGTGGCAAAGACCAAAGCACCAGAGCCTGTTTCACCAGTAACTGCTGCTGCTAAGTTTGCACTGCTTGGAGTCCCAAGAAAAGTGGCAATGCCTGTTCCAAAACTTGCTATTCCCGTACCGCCTTTTGCGACCTTTAGCACTGGGCCGGCATCAAACAATGCGTCAATGCTGTCCAAATCTGTATTGATCTTCGTTCCCCAGGTGTCAGTGGATGCACCAACTTCTGGTTTGGTCAACAATAGATTCGTTGTGGTTGTATCTGCCATTTTCTACCCCTATGCGGCTATTTGCCAAGATTCACTATTATCCGCAATTGCAGTCCAAGTTTCACTGCTATCTGCAATTGCATCCCATGTTTCTGATGTGTCTGTGATCGGTGTCCAAGTCTCTGAATTATCAGAGATCGCATTCCATGTTTCTGCCGTGTCCGACTCAGGGACCCATTTTAGATTGCCAGCAATCGTCATGGATGACTGGCAAGTGAAATTGATGGCACTGGTTTGTATGCGTGTGCTATTGACTGTCATGACAGACTGGGCTGCGATCAGCACCGCCTGGTTAACGATCACGCTAGTGGCCACAGTCATTGTGGCAAAGTCTTCAATCAGGATTTGGACCAACGGGACTCTGACAGCCGCCACAGACATGGCGCTTTCATCCACCGATGCAAATGCACCAATAGCCACTCTAGTGGCCGCAAAGCTGGCGCTAGAGCTTGCATCAAATGCTGATGCACCTATGGCATACCGCACCGCATTTGCGGCCATGGAGCTGGCGCTAGACGCTGTGGCCGCAGCCACCGCTACTCTTTGTGCATCAGCTGTCGCACCGCTAGACGCTGAAACCGCAAATGAGGCTTCCTTGACTACATTGGCCGAAACAGTCTCTTCGCTTGAGGCAGATGCAGAAAACGCGCCTATGCAGACGCGTTCTCCATTGAATGCAGCCGTGCTGGTGGCCGCAAGGGTAACTTCCCCAAGGCTTACGCCATAGGAATAATTCCCTTGTCCGTATGGGCCAGAGCCGTATGCTGCCATGTCATGTCAATGTGACATCAAGGTCGCCAGCTGGAATGCGCAGCACATCGCCATCATTGATGGTGCGAGCTGTGGTCAATGGCGCCCAGGCTAAAAGATTGCCAGCTGTACTTGCATCAAAGATGCCGGCCCAGCCAATTGATCCCCAGTTACCGCCAGAAGCAGCCGCAAATTCGATGGCCGCTGCGTTTGTTGCGTTTGTGGGGCTTGTGCCAGAGACAGTGATCGTGCCAGTGACCTTTCGCGCATAAGCGCTGCCAGACACTTCAGTGCCGCCACCAGTGTCACTGGGCGCAGCTGTGAAAAGGCCAACATACCAAGCTGTGGGGCGTGTGGCCGAATTGGTGGTCAGAAGCCAGTTTAAAACTAGGTTTTCGGTGTAGTCGGTAAAAGATGACATATACAGTCCTTATCCAAAAGTCTTTGCGCGGGTTAGCAATGCACCACCAGAAGATGCACCGCGATCATCGGCAGTTTGTGAATCATTCAAGGCTCGCTCATAGAGCGTTGCCCATGTCTGGATTCTCGCATCATCTTGCAAGTATGGTGCAGCCTGCAATAGCGATCCATACAGATAAATGTCGGGGTTTGATGTCAAAAGCCAGTTGGTGGCCACAGTGCTTGATAACTTTGTCAACTTAGCGTAATAGGTTAGCTCAGTTGTATATGTTGCGTCTGGTGTTGGGACAATGCGAAACTGGCCACCGACCACACCAAAGAATTTGGGTTTGCCACTGGCCGTGTAATTGGCGGCCTCATTGTCCAAGGCATCAATGCTCAAAAACTGCAATGGGGTCTGTGGGTTTGTGCTTGTGAGCTTGAGGGATTTGGTCTCCAAGAAGTCACTTGGCACAGCGCCATATTGCGCATCAAAAGACGCATTGGCCCTGACGATCATCTGCCTGGTGCGCAGTGTTCGCTCCACTTGTGCCTCGGCCAGAGAGATAAAGTCGGGAATGACAGAAGTCAGGTCCGACCGGTTAAGCCAGTCGCCAATGGATGTCTTCAGTTCTGTATAGGTGCTAAGTGCCATTTTTTGCCTCTTTGTCCATTTCCTCTTTCACGACCCAAGTGTGAGGGTGGCCAAACTCAAAAGTGCCAATGTGGCCAATCTCTTGAGAAACGTCATGGTCGATGTAAACCTTGTAACCCAGCTCTTGAGCTTTCTTACAAAAGAACACATCCTCACCCATGTAGCCCCTAGTGGTCTGCCAAGGCATATCAAACCATGGCTCAGACATACCCTCAAACACCTCGCGCTTGATCAGCATTATGCCCGTTCCAATGCTTCCCACCTCTTCTAATCCAGTCGAATCTGGCATGGTAAAGACTGGAATTCGTTTGCCATCAGCATCATAGTTCTGGGCAGTTGGGCCAGTGGGCATTCTGCGCCTGGCACAGTTGGCAGCCACAATGTGCTTGTCGTGCTTTAAGAGTCTTTCCACCATATCTTGGGGAAATGTCATGTCTGAGTCAATGAAGAGAATGTGTGTGCATCCCTCTCTCATGGCATCCAAGCAAAGGTCAGCCCTTTGGTTTTGAATGATCGTGCCTTGCATCAATTTCAGACTGATAGCGTCTTCGGTGTTGAGTGTGTGATAAGCCACCATATTGACCATGCAATAGCAATAGTTGGTGTGGACTTGGTCACGGGCAGGGGTGCAGACTGCAATGTAGTTCATACTTTCCCAGGTCTAGTTCTAAAAAATTGATTGTCGGAATCGTTGAGCCATTTTTTCATGTACTCCTGGTCATCGATCTTGCCCTCGGCCTTCATCTTGTAATAAAGGGATTCGGGGATGGATGCCACCAAGTGCCATTCACCAGTCCAGTTGGCTTTCTCGTCTGTGGCGTTATAGAGCGCCTTATTGGCCTCCACCACCGCAGTCACATCTTGTTGGGTCTCAATGGTCACATCGCCAGTTTCAGCATTCTCATGCCAATAGCGTTTGATGCCATGATCTTTGTTTTCGCTAAGTAGTCTTTTGTGAATCATGTTAAAAAAAGGGCCAAGTTTCCCTGGCCCTTTTGGTTTATCTTCCGATTAAGAAGTGATCAAGTCAGCGGCCAAACCATGGGCATTTTCAGCCAACACTTTGTGACCCCATTCCACGATCAGCATACGCTTTTCAGCATCGCCAGTCTTGGCCAATTCAACTTGCTGGTAAGGGCGCAGCACAGTCATTTTGGCGTAATCAGGATCGATCACCCATGCATCGCGCTCACGCTGAAAGCGGTTAGCGATAACTTGGACATTGCCAAAGTCAGACACATAAATGTCAACTGCACCGACCAATGTGGCAGGCTTTGCACCGCCATCAATGTTGAAACGGCTGGAAGCAATACCAGTGAAAGATGACACGCGCTGTTTGTTAACAGGACCGCACATCAAAATCTTAGGTGTACCACCAGCTGTCCACACCTTCTGAATCACATTCTTAAGAATGGTTTCAGTAAATGTGCGCACTGTGCCATCTGTACGGGCGCTGTTTGGCAGCGTTGTGTAAGAGGGATCAGTGCCGTCAGTCTGCTTGTCGGTGTTTGTTTTCACAAACGCGCCCAAAGAGGCTGATGCACGGGCAGTTGTCGTGTTACCAGCAGCGGCCACAGCGCCATTCAACATGGAAAACTCTTGGTCGCGTTTGATTTCAGAACCACGCTTGGCGATCTGATAAGCCAATTCACTGCGACGGCCAGCCTTGTTCACCACTTCTTCAGTAGCTGACAAGATGATTGTCTTGCGTGAAATCTGTGCGTAGTTTTGCAAACGCACAGTAGCTGTCACAGCATCAAATGATGCAACATCATCACCCTCAAGCTGCGCATTTGCAGCAGCAGAGGCCAATGTATCTGTTTGCCACTCAAACAAGCTGTTTGACACGTTTTCACGGCCAATATTGCTCATGTAAGGGGTTTCTTCGGGGGCAATATTTGTAATGATATTGCTCAAATCTTCACGAATACCCTTTGCAGAGTAGGTCGTGAATGTATTACTAACGATTGTCATGATTTTCTCACTTTAATAAAAGTTCAATTGCAGAAGTCGCATCATCAATGCGACCGGTTTTTGCAAGACGCTGCTTTGCTCGCATACCCTCAGTTGTTGTCGAAACCCGACCAGCTGCTCCAGGCTTGGCTGGTCGTGGGCCATTGTTCACCACGGGCTTAATGCCCTGGCGCTTACTTACCATCTGGTCAAACAGTGCCGCTTTGCGCAGCAGTAAAACCAGTCGGTGGTCGTAAACGCTCTTCAAGTCTTCATCGGTAAAGCCTGCTGCCTTCGCAGACTCAATCACCAGCGCCTTTTCGGCCTTTGCCTTCTTGGGGTCTTTCCAATCTGGCAAGGCTGCCAAGAGAGCTTCTTGCTGGCTAGCAAGTTGGGCTTCCATGGCGCGCTGCTGTTCATACTGGGACACTTGATAAAGTCGCTGCTGTTCGGACTGAATAGCACCAAGTTTCTCTTGTCTCTCCCGCATGACTTCCTTTTGCCTCACCCACTCAATCGGGTCTTCGTGATACAGACGTTCCAGATCGATTTGAGGCTCTGAAGACTGAAGCTGGGTTTGCAATGCTCCCAACAATTGAGCATATTGCTCACGCTCGGCTCGGACTGCATGGGTCTCTTGCTCGACTTGCTTTCGCACTTCGGCAATCTGCTGCGTTTTCCGAGTGTAGTCCTGAGTCCTGGAATAGCCTTTTTGTAGCTCGTCTAGCGTGACAGTAACTTCCTTGCCGTCTACTTTGACAGTGAAAGTCTGTGGCTGTTCTTGCTCATCTTGCTCTTCCTCTTCTTCGGACTGTTCCTCTGAAGATTCTTCGTCTAGCGCGTCTTCCACACCAGAGTCATCATCCTCAGAAGCCGCTGTCTCAGAATCCTCTTCGGACTCCTCGACTGGCTGCGTCTCGTCAAGTTCTGCTTGTCCCTTTTGGGGGGCCAACATTGCCGAGATAGCACTGGTCGCATCGACCACATTCATTGCTTGTATTTCTGCCATAGTATTTTCTTAAATTAGATTTTTCTGTGATTTGCTAATAGCGTTTTGTGCGACTTTTCCGTTGTCCATTATCTTGACCAACTCTTGCCGCAAACCATCAATGGCCTGCAACATACACCACGCTGTCTCGCGCTTCACAGACTCTTCGGGTTTCGATGATCGAAACAGCCAAAGTTGGTCGCTCTCTAATTTTGCAATCGCAGTGTTGAGGGTTTCATCCTCAAGCAGCTGCTTGGCCTTTCGGCCTTTATTTACCTGGTCTTCGTTTGTCACTTACTGTGCCATTCCTTGAAAGGTTGATGGGGGCATCATCTCAGGCGCTGGTGGCTGCGGCTGCGACACAAACTGTGCCGCTTGCTGCTGGGCCAACAATGCCTGCTGACGCATTGCTTCACGATCAATATTCTGCGCAGCGTCAATTTCCGCTGTGCTGATCTGTGATTTGTACTTTAACTCAATTTCATACTTTTTGAGA